CGCATGATGACGTGCGCGCTCGTGGCCCTCGTGGGTGTCGCGTTCGTCGCCGGGTTCGCGTTGGCCAGCATGATTGCGAACACCGACTACGACCTGGCTGAGGTTTGGCAGGAAGGCCGTGAGGCGGGCTACCTCGAAGGACGCGCCGCCATCGCCGGTCCCGGCTACACGCCCAACCCACCCCGAAACCCCTACGAAAGGACAGACCAGTGACCGCCACGCCGCAGCAGCCCCCCCGCTTCCGGGGTGTCCTGTCGGATGCGCACGCGCAGCTGGCCCGCAGGGTCGACGCACACGAGCAGGGCGGACAGTCGGTGCCGTGCAGGGTCTCCGCGTTCCCGTCCTGGTGGGTGTCCGACGATCCCGACGAGCGCGCCGCCGGCCACCCCGTCCCCCGCATGACCAGCGGCCCGAAACCACCACCCGGCAGCAAACCCCGCAAGCCACCGTTGAAAGGCTCAAAGCCGTGCCCGTTCCCCGACTGCCATCGACCCATCCGCGCCCGCGGCCTGTGTTCCCCGCACTACCGGCAGCAGTTGGCGGGCAAGAAGTTGACGGTGCTCCGCGACTGGAGGCCAGCGGCATGAAGCCCTACTACCAAGACGACTTCGTGACCCTCTACCACGGCGACTGCCTGGAGCTGGCCGACCTGTGGACCGTGGCCGACGCGCTCGTCACCGACCCGCCGTATGGCATGGCCTACCGCTCCTCATTCAGCAAGCTCGGCCCGACCGATCCTATCGCGGGCGACGAGACAACGGCCGCGCGTGAAGCGGCCATCGAGGCCTGGGGGTTCAAGGCCGCCATCATCTTCGGCACATGGAGAGTTCCTCGACCCAGCTATGTGCGCCAACTGGTCATCTGGGATAAGGGCGAGTCGCCCGGCATGGGCGATCTATCGCTGCCGTGGGGTCCATCCCATGAGGACATTTACATCATGGGCGAAGGCTTCCAGGGTCGTCGCACCGGGAGCGTGATCCGCTACCCAACTCTGTCGGCAGGCAGTGCAGAAAGGCCCGACCACCCGGCGCCCAAGCCTGTACCGCTCATGGAAGAACTGATCCGCAAGTGCCCGCCCGGCGTCGTCGCTGATCCGTTCGCGGGCAGCGGCTCCACCCTCGTGGCGGCGAAGGCACTAGGCCGTCGCGCGATCGGCGTCGAGCTGGAAGAGCGCTACTGCGAAATCGCCGCCCGCCGACTGTCCCAAGACGTGCTCGACTTTGAGGCGGGCGCATGATGACGTGCGCGCTCGTGGCCCTCGTGGGTGTCGCGTTCGTCGCCGGGTTCGCGTTGGCCAGCATGATTGCGAACACCGACTACGACCTGGCTGAGGTTTGGCAGGAAGGCCGTGAGGCGGGCTACCTCGAAGGACGCGCCGCCATCGCCGGTCCCGGCTACACGCCCAACCCACCCCGAAACCCCTACGAAAGGACAGACCAGTGACCGCCACGCCGCAGCAGCCCCCCCGCTTCCGGGGTGTCCTGTCGGATGCGCACGCGCAGCTGGCCCGCAGGGTCGACGCACACGAGCAGGGCGGACAGTCGGTGCCGTGCAGGGTCTCCGCGTTCCCGTCCTGGTGGGTGTCCGACGATCCCGACGAGCGCGCCGCCGCTGCACGCGCCTGTGCCGACTGTCCCGTCCTAACCGACTGCAAAGCCGCCGCCACCGACTCCAAAGAACGGTTCGGCGTGTGGGGCGGCAAGGACTTCACCCCCGCCAAACGGCCCGAATATGCACCCACCTGCACGATGAAGGACTGCGAACAGCCCACCTACTCGCGAGGGTTCTGTCGCCGCCACTACAACGCGCTATGGTACAAGGGCGGCGTCGAAGCTATCAAGGCGGCGATGCCAACATGCCCACCCTTGCACTACTCCTGATTGGGCTCGCCGCGATCGCTGTTTGTGCGTGGCTTGGCCTGATCGGAATCTTCATCATCTGGTCCAAATGGCACTAACCACACCGGAGGGAAACACCGAAATGGGATACACGAAAGAGGAGCGCAAGCGCGCGAACGACATCGCCAACGCATACAGAGCAGGCGTGCTGTCCGAGGGCGTTATCCGCGCATGGCTTGCTGTCGAGCAGTATGTTCTCGACACCCACAAACCTGAGTACCCCAAACTGATCGACCCTGACGACATCACTGAGGGCATGCATGTCGAACGGAGAGACGCACTCACGGACACGCACGGGGTGCTCCAGGTAGCGGCGGAGTACGGCGACGACCACGGCACCTGTGAGGCCACCCTGACAGCCACGCAATGCTACAGCGCGCCACTGACCGGTCCTGTCGGGTTCTGGGAGAACGCCGAGGCACTCACTGACCACATCGAAAGGGGTACCTGATGACCCGCCTCCAACGACTCGCGTTCGTCGCCATGTTCGCCGCCGCACTCGCACGCGCCACCCTCGAATGGGCACGCTGCGCCATGTTCTGCGACCTCACCAACTAGAAAAAAGAGCAGCCCCATGAAGATCTATCCGTACCGGCACGGCATGGCCGCCTTCGCCCCGATGTTGATCGCTGGCGTCCCTGACGACGTGTATCACGGCGGCGGCATCTACACACTCCGCCCGCAAATCTCGCAGTCGTCGCTCAAGCGCCTACTGCCGCCGTCCACTCCGGCGGCATTCCGTCACTACCACGACAATCCGCAGCCGAACCGCCGCGCGTTCGACGAAGGCCGCGCCGCACATAGTCTCGTGCTGGGTGTGGGCGAGCCGTTCACAGAGTGCCCCGCCGAGTACCTGTCGGCCGTCGGGACGATGACCACCAAGGCGGCGAAAGAGTGGGCCGAGGAGACCCGCGCCGCCGGGGCTGTCCCCCTCGCCCCCAAGTCGTACCGGATGATCATGGGAATGGCTGAGGCGCTAGCCGAAACCGACCGGATAGCCGACGTGCTCACCGACCCGAACCCACACCCCGAGCTGTCCGCCTACGCACCACTCACCGAAAACGTTTGGCTCAGGGGCCGCTTCGACCTGCTCGGCGGAAGCCTGTGGGACTACAAGACCACCGCGGCGTCCGCCGACCCCGACACATTCGTTCGCACCGCCTGGCGCTATGGCTACCACATTCAGGACTTCATGTACCGGTGGCTGCATGAGCAGATCGTCGGCCACGATCCGGGACCGACCCTGTTCATCGTCCAAGAGAAAGAGCCGCCCTACCTGGCAGCTGTCTACACCCTCGACGGGCTGTTCGCTGAAGCGGCCGCCCGACAAGTGGAGTCGGCGCTGGCGCTCCTCGAAGAGTGCATCGCCACCAACCAGTGGCCCGGCTACCCCGAAGAAGGCATTGAGCTCACTCCTGAGCCGTGGATGCTCCGCGCCATCGGCCTCAATTCAGACGGCCTAGAAGTTGACATCACCGACGACCATACCGACGCCACCGAAATGCTGGCCGACCTTGAAAGGATCCTTGCAAATGACTGACAACCTGCCCCAGAGAACCACCCCCGAAGCTGCCGAAGTCACCGTGCAGGACATGATCCGGGACGGATGGGGCGCGATCGCCGCCAGTTTACCCAAAACGGTTGACGATAAGCGGTTCGCCCGGCTCGTGTTCAACGCTGTCCGGCTCAACACCGACCTAGCCGAAGCGTCCTCGGCATCCATGATCGGCGCGATCCTCACCGCCTCCGCACTCGGCCTAGAAATCGGCATCAACAACGAAGCTCATCTGGTTCCGTACAGGCGCACCAACAAGCACACCGGCAAGCAGTGGGTGGAAGCGTCGCTGATCGTCGGCTACGGCGGTCTCGTGAAGCTGTTCCGGCAGCACCCGATGGCCCGTGGGGTCACGTCCGGCTGGGTGGGCGCGAATGACAAGTTCGACTTCGCCTACGGCACGGGCGGCTACCTGAACCACACTCCAAGCCTTGGCGACCGTGGGAAACCGATCGCGTTCTGGGCGGCCTACGAGCTCGCTGATGGCACCCGTGACTTCCTGGTACTGTCCCCCGCCGAGGTTGCTGCACTGCGTGGCCGTTCTGGTAAGGGCGACATTCCTGACCCGCAGCACTGGATGGAACGCAAGACCGTCCTCAAGCAGGTGCTCAAACTTGCGCCGAAGTCCACCAACATGGCGTGGGCTATCGCAGTGGACGAACAGCCGGGAAGCAACCTGCAGAAAACCCACCTGGCGATCGCCGCCGAAGCGCCGCCCACGGTTGACATGGCGACCGGCGAGATCCAAGAGCCGGGCTACCCCGAACCCGACTACCCACAAGAGGGCTGACTGGTGAGGCCTCGCGATATTGGTACCCGCGCCGAAACGGCTGTAGTGAAAGCGCTGCGCAGCTACGGGTTCCCGCTGGCTGAACGGCGCGCACTCGCCGGCAGCCACGACAGGGGCGACGTGTTGGCGGCACCCGGTTTCGTTATCGAAGTGAAAGCTGGGAAGCAAACCGAAAACCCGTCCGATGCCACCATCGATCAGTGGCTGAAGGAAACCCGCATTGGTGCAGACAACTCTGACGCCGACCTGAGTGTTTTGGTGGTTCGTCGCCACGGCAAGGGTGACGCGCTGCACTGGTGGGCGTATTGCGACACGGGCACGTATGTGGGGCTGGTGACAGGCGCGGTAGGTGAGTACGTCCTGCATGACTTTTCCCGGACGCCAGTGCGCGTCCCCCTGTGGTCGATGCTCCGCATCATCCGATATGCGGGTTGGGGTGACCCGCTGTGATTACCGTCACCGACATCTTCGCCGGCGCGGGCGGCTCGACCACCGGCATGGCCCAGGTCGACGGCGTGATAGTCGACCTGTTCGCCGGCCCCGGAGGCTGGGACGAGGGCCTACGCATGATCGGCCGGACCGACGTGGTGGGCGTCGAGTGGGACGAGTCCGCGTGCCGGACGGCCGAAGCTGCCGGGCACAAGCGGGTCCGCGCCGACGTGTCGGCGCTCGAACCTCTGGACTTCGTGCGGGGAGCGGCCCTGTGTGACCTGCTGGGAATCTCGGTCGCCGATGCCATCGCGACCCATCGCTGCCCATCGCTGCCCATCGCCTCCCCGCCGTGCCAAGCCTGGAGCTTCGCGGGAAAGCGGGGCGGGGAAGCCGGCCGCGCCCGCTGCGAAACCGTTCGGCCAGGCCCCGGCCGCGCCGCCGGCGGCCAACCCGTTCGGCGCTCCGGCCACCGTGCCCGATCCATGGGCGGCTGGCCAGCCCACCGCCCAGCCGCCGTTCTGACGGCCTGCTGACTCTGACCGACCCGACCAATCCAACCGGAGGCTTCGCCATGCCCTCAGCCCGAGGCACCACCAACAGCAACCAGCGCGGCAACACCCGCGACCGCGAGGCGCGCCGCATCTGGCTGGTGACCACCTACCGCGCCAACCAGGACGTTCGGGTCGTCGAGATCGAGCTCGACGGCCAGACCTTCCACACGATCGAGCCTTGCCGGCACGGCCTCGGCGAGCCGGCCTGCCGCTGCTACCGCTGCGGCCAGCTGCTCACCGTCGAGACCGTCACGGCCGACCGGATCATCCCCGGCTGCAAGGGCGGCACCTACCGACGCAACAACATCAGGCCCGCCTGCGCGGCCTGCAACTCATCGACCGGCGGCGCGCTCGCCCGCCGGAGCACCAGAAAGGCAGCAGCATGAACGAGCACCAACCCGGCAACCCGATCCGTGGAGCCGTCTACGGCGTCCTGTTCTCCCTGGCGATCGCCGCCGTGGTCGGCCTGTTCGTGCTCGGCGTCCGCGCCCGGCTCGACGCCCTCGAACACCTGGCGGTGATGATCCGATGAACCGTCCGCCACTGGTCGTCATCGAGTCGCCGTTCGCGGGCGACTGGGAGCAGAACCTCACCTACGCCCGCCGAGCGATGGCCGACAGCCTCGCCCGAGGCGAGGCACCCTTCGCCTCCCACCTGCTCTACACCCAGCCCGGCGTCCTCGACGACAACAACCCGGACGAGCGCCGCCAGGGCATCGAGGCCGGTCTCGCGTGGGGCGAGTGCGCCGACCTGACCGCCGTCTACTGCGACCTCGGAATGTCGCCCGGAATGCGCGAAGGCGTCAACCGCGCCGAGGTCCACGGCCGCCGGGTCGAGTACCGCTGGCTCGACAACACCGCGACCCCCTGGCTGCGGGAGGCCCGCAACGCCAGCCGAAGGAGCCAAGCATGAGCCGCAGCCGACAGTCCGCCAAGACGGCGGGCACCCGCTTCGAGCGGGCGATCGCCGACTACCTCGCCGAACGGCTCGCCGACGACCGCATCGACCGCCGGGCCAAGACGGGCAACAAGGACCGCGGCGACATCGGCGGCGTCCGTACCCCGCACGGTGGCCGCGTCGTCGTCGAGTGCAAGGACGTGAGCCGCCTCGCCATCGGCGAGTGGGTAGCCGAGGCCGAGACCGAGCGCGGAAACGACGACGCCCTGGTCGGCATCGTCGTACACAAGCGCCGAGGCGTCGGCGACCCCGGCGCCCAGTACGTGACCATGACCGTCGACGACCTGGTGGCCCTGCTCTGCGGCCACCGCGAGGGAATGGCCGAGGCGCTCGGGTGGGGTTTCGGCTCCGAGCCGTCGTGCACCGTGTCGTCTGGTGGCGCCGCGACGGGTGGCGCCGAGCCGTTCGCCAACGCCGGATATCGGAAGAGGCTGGCGTCGTTCGTATCCGCTGGCGTGACCGGAGAAGGACGCCCCAAGGACGTGCAGACCCAACCAGCCGACGCCATCACCGGCAAGGGCACCGCGTACTTTCTGGACCGACCAGCGCCCACCATCGTCGGCACCCGTCGCAGCAAGGACGGCATGATCGTCGGCCGCCAACTGCCTCCGGGCGAAGGCGAGAACGTCGGCGGCGGGGGCTGGGCAGATCGCCCCGCGCCGACTCCTGCATGGGTCGAGAAGCGTCCGTCCACCACCGTCGCGGCAGACCCGCGCATCGCCGACCCTGGCTACCGCAAGGGCAAGGAGCGCCAGTTCCGGCCCGACGGCATCCGCGTCACCGTGCAGGAGGCTGGCATCCTCCAGTCGTTCCCCGCCGACTACCCGTGGCAAGGCACCCGCACGAAGCAGTACGAGCAGGTGGGCAACGCTGTCCCGCCCCTGCTGGCCGCGCACGTCCTCGCCGCGCTCGGCGTCGGCACCCTGGAGGCAGCCGCATGATCGCCGTGACCCGTTACCGGCCCGTGACCCCGGCCGCGAAACCCCAAGTCAACGCGGGGGTGTGGCGTAGACTTTGCACCACAAACGGACGACCCCGAGGGCCGGTGCGCAAACACCGGAGGTCCCCTCAGGGCCTCGCCCTCGATCCGAACCACCGGAGAGGACTACACACATGGCAGACGACCAGACCTCACCCCGCACAAGCGCCAAGACCACGCCCCCGATCGTCGCCGCGCGGATTGCCTGCCGAGCCCAACGGATCGAGCTCACCAAGCTCGCCGGGCAAGTCTCCAAGCTGCGCTACACCAGCCCGGCCGCCCACGTCCGCATGGCCGAATCCATCGACATCGCCGCCGCCGCCCTGCTCGGCCTCGACCGCGCACTCCGCGAAGTGCAAGCGGCTCAGGGTCGGAAGGTGGCCTAGTGACATGTATATGGCTGATGACCATGACTCGTGCCCTCGTGAGTGTGTCTTGTGTGGAGAGCGGTTGGCGTCCGTCCGGTGTGTGGAGTGTGGCGGCAACGGGTCGAAAGCGTTCCCACCTGACTACGGGGTAGTCGAGTGCGAGCAGTGCGGTGGTGTGGGGTTCGCCCACGAAGGATGCGCCGAAATGTCGTACGCTGATCTGTTCGACGAACTCACGGAAATCAGAGAGAAGCTGCACCACGCCGATGAGTACCGGGCGCGCATTGACGCCGCGATCTCGAACCATCCCGATCCTGGCCCGTGTGACACTGCCGCAGAAGGCACCACATGCGGCTGGAAACTCGCATACCAAGACATCCTGAAAGCGAGGACCGACCGGTGAACGATGTTTGTCCGAATGGTCACGAATGGACCCCCGAAAACACCCACACCAACACCAAAGGCGTCCGCTTCTGCCGCACCTGCCGACGCGAAGCACGGAAACCTGCAACACCACGCAAGACGGGTTTGCCTGCCGGGTGGGAAGAAACCCGCCAACCGCGCAAACCCAGGAAGCCGAACAACCGCAACAAAATCTCGGACGTGAACTACATGCCGTGGGACGAGGCAACAGCCGACAGGTTTACGGCTGCTGCTCTCGCCACGCTCAGGCGGCATGACGCTACAGACTTGGCCGACATGCTCGGCCTCAACCAACCCGAAAGGAAAACAGCATGAGAATCGAAAACATCAACACGGCGATAGAACTCGCGGGAGAGTTCATCAGAGCGGCTGAACGCGCCAAGTCACGTCAGTGGCAGGTTGAGCAAGAACTGCACGAGTGGAGGGAACGCAGTTACGGCAAGCAGGAGGACGGTGTTTGTGCGCCTAAGGATGTTGGGTACACGAAGGAATCCGGACAACTCCGCCGTACGTCCCTCGACCTGACCCGCACACTCGCAGAAATGAGAAAACCATGACCAACATGAAAGAATCGATCGACTCCGGCAAGGGACTAAGCCGCAATACCGCGGCGAAGTCCCTTCAGCCCGGCCTCGAACTAGCCGAACAGGACGCCCTGCTATGAACACCACTCACGCCAAACGGCAGCAGGCCCGGCGCTATGTCGCCGCCGCCATGAAAACCACCCTCGCGGCGCAGAAGGAAGCCCTCTCGGCGCCCGTGTCGCCCCGGAGGTTAGCCCAACTCGTCCAGTCGTTCGAGGTCGCCACAGCCGCCCTCCACGCCGCCGGGAAAACCCTCCACGAAGCAGTCAGGGAGGAATGATGCTCACCCCACCCATGCCCTACTCGGGCGGCAAGCAGCGGGTCGCCAAGCAAATCGTAGACCTGTTCCCGCCCCACGCCGGATATATCGAACCGTTCGCCGGAGCCTTGTCTGTGCTGCTAGCTAAAACCCCGTCTGAACTTGAAGTCGTCAACGACCTCGACGGCGACATTGTGGCCTTCTGGCGGGTACTCCGCGACCAACCAGAAGGGCTGGAACGGGCTTGTGCGCTCACCCCGCACTCTCGCCTAGAAACCGTGCTGGCAGGCGACAGGGAAGGCGTGAGCGACCTGGAACGTGTCCGCCACTTTCGTTTGCGTGTGCTCGCGGACGCGCTCAGTGAGGCCACCGCGAGCTACTGGAACCACCGCGCCGAACAGTTCGAGAACGCAGCACCCAGACCTGGCGACTTCACGGGAAGAGCGGCTGCCGCCGAACTTGCCGAGCGGGGACGCCACTGTCGTGCCCGAGCCCAAGCGTGCCGCCAAAGAGCGCTCCTAGAAACCACAGCAACCCCACCGATTCCACCGATCGTCCTGGCCGAACTTACAGGAGACGAGGCCACAACATGGTAACCCAACCCAACACACAAAACATCTGGACCGAACTCACCAACCCCCAAGGCGGAGAAAACCACCACACCAGATTCTCAACCGCACTCGCACACCGATACACCAACCAACTCCTCCACGTCGAAGGACTCGGCTGGCACCACTGGGACGGAACCCGCTGGGCACAAGACAAAGGCGACAAACACACCCAACGCGCAATCCGCGAAACCCTCAAATCATTCTGGCATTACGCCTACGACAACGACACCATCAGAAAAGAAATCCGCGCCAGCCAAAAAGCCTCCGGCATAAAAGGCATCGCCACACTCGCACAAGCCGAACCACTACTCACCGCAGAACTCCACGAACTCGACGCAGACCCCTACCTACTCAACGTCGCCAACGGAACCCTCGACCTCCACACCCTCGAACTCAAACCACACAACCCCGCCGACCGCATCACAAAAGTCACCAACGCCGCATACCACCCAGACGCCACCTCACCCGAATGGAACAACTTCCTACAACGCGTCCTCCCCGACCCCGAAGTCCGCGCCTACCTAGCACGATTCATCGGCGTCTCCCTCATCGGAGAAGTCCTAGAACAAATCTTCACCATCGCCTACGGCGAAGGCGCAAACGGCAAAGGCGTATTCTACGAAACCATCCTCCACACACTCGGAGACTACGCACACTCCACCGAATCCGACCTATTCATGACATCCAAAAACAACGCCAACGCAGCATCACCCGCCATCGTCGCACTACTCGGCAAACGATTCATCGTCGCATCCGAAACAGAAAAAGGCCGCAAACTCGCAGCCGCACTCATGAAAAACCTCACCGGCGGAGACCCCATCACCGCCAGAGCCCTCCACCGATCCCCCATCACATTCAACCCATCCCACACCACACTCATGGTCACCAACCACCTACCCAAAGTCGACACCGACCCCGCAGTCTGGCGACGCATAAGAGTCGTCCCATTCAACATCAAACTCCCACCACACGAATGGGACACCACCCTCAAACACCGGCTCCGACTCCACACAGAAGCCGTCCTAACCTGGGCCATCAACGGACTAGCCGACTACCAACAAAACGGACTCAACGAACCCAAAGCCGTCCAAACAGCAACCAACCAATACCAACACGAATCAGACGCCGTAGCACGCTTCATCGAAGCCGAATGCATCACCGGACCACACTTCCGAGTCGCCATCTCCGACCTGTGGGAAGCATGGACAAAATGGAGCGCCGACGACGGAGCCGAACCCCTCAGCAAAAACAAGCTCGGAGAAGAGCTAGACCGACGCGGATACGCCACAACCAAGTCACAATCACGCCGTTATAGAACTGGCATTGCGCTCGTAACCCCCGACGAAGAGGACACATAATGCCTAGTCAAACACCCAGGGGGACACGGGGGACACACCGCGCGGTAATTTCCCACGTGCGCGGGCGCATACAAAAAATACCGCTGAGTGTGTCCCCCGTGTCCCCCACACCCAAAAACAACCACCAACAACACCAAGAAAGACACAACCATGACTGACCGCAAACACATCCGAATCCCAGCAAACCAAACCCACCCCGGCGACCAAATCACCATCGCAGGCAACACCTACACAATCCACCGCGTCGACGATCCGAACGGGTTCACCACAATCCACCTCAACCACACCGGCGGCTACTTCCCCGCCGGAACCCTCACACTCAACAACAACCCCAAACTCGATGTTGAAAGATAAAACCACCAATGACCAACCACATCCGCAACGGCAAAGGCCACAACCACTACCGCCGACTCCAAGCCGCCGCCAAAGCACAAGCCAAAGCAACCAACGCACGATGCCCCCACTGCGGAACCCACTACAACTACACAAACCCCAACGCACCCAACGGATTCACCCTCGACCACCCCAAACCACTAGCCAAAGGAGGAACCCTCCTCGGACAACAACTCACCCCCATGTGCCGCTCCTGCAACAGCCGCAAAAACGACAACACAACCCCAACACTCCGACCACCCACCTAACCCCCACCCCCCACAAAAACCCCCACCAAAACCACCACCACGCTCACCGCCGAAGTTGGCATTTTCTCTCACAGGTCGGGCCTGTTTGGGTTGGTATGATTATTCGGAGGAAGGAATATTTATGGCTGGGTTGAAGCCGTGTGGGACTGAGGCGGCGTATCGGCGTCATCGGACTGCGGGTGAGGTGGCGTGTGATGCGTGTAAGGCGGCGAATGCGGCTGCTACGGCACGTCGGAGGGCTGAGGGTAAGGCTAGGAGGTTGGCGGCGTCGCGGGACGCTGCTGGGGTCGGTTCTGTGCCTCCTGAGGGTGCTGTGTTGGTGGCGCGGGAAGCGAAGAAGAGTGAGGGGCCGACTCGGGAGAAGGATTTGAAACGAGCTCGTAATTTGTTGATGGGTGCGATGTACGTGTTGGCTGATGCTGATCCGGCGAAGTTGCCTCCGGTGGTGAAGGAGCTTCGTGAGGTTTGGAATGCTCTCGATCCGAAGCCGGCGCCGGAGAGGGTTGAGGAGCCGGTTGTGCCTGTGGAAGTGGTGGATGAGTTTTCGGCTGCGTTGGCTGCGCGTCGTGCTGGTCGGAAGGCGGGCGGCTAGCCAGTGCTGGTTGGGCGTCAAGAACCTCGTGTGCTTACGGTTCCGTCGTCGGCGGTGGAGTCGTGGGTGGATGAAGCTTTGGCGTTGTGGAGTTTGACTGGTCGGAGTCTCGATCCGTGGCAAGAAACTGTTTGTGATGCGCTCATGTCTGTCGATGTGGATGGCATGTGGGCGGCAACCGAGTTCGGTTTGTTGGTTTCGCGGCAGCAGGGCAAGGGCGAGATTTTGCAGGTGTACGACCTGGCGCACTTGTACTTGTGGGCGCGTCCGGATGGGGAACCGAAAACGATTCTTCACACGGCGCACGAGTATGCGACGGTGGAGGCTCACTATCGGAAGTTGAAGCGGCAGGTGATGGCTACTCCGTGGATGCGGCGGCAGTTGAAGGGTGGGGGGAAGGAAACGTCTCGTGGGGTGTCGGGTATTTCTACGGGTATGGGCCGGTTGGTGTTCGAGTTGGAGAATGGTAATCGGCTGGTTTTGCAGACGAGGACGGGTAACGCTGGTGTCGGGTTGACGGTTGACACGTTGATTGTGGATGAGGCTCAGCAGTCGCCGGCGGAGACGATGGAAGCGTTGCTTTATACCCAGGATGGGGTTCCGAATCCGCAAACGTTGTATGCGGGGACTGCTCCGGTTGAGCATCAGGATAGTGAGCATTTTGAGTCGGTGCGGGATCGTGGGCGGTCTGGTGGGGGTCCGCGTACGGGGTGGGCGGAGTTTTCGCCTGACGGGTCTGATGATCCGGATACGGCGGCTGCGATCGATTATTCGTCTCATGATGTGTGGGCGCAGGGTTGTCCGGCGTTGGGGATTCGTACGTCGTTGGAGACGATTGAGGATCGTTGGTTGGCGTTGAAGGATACGAATTTGGCTTCGTTTGTGGCTCAGCGGTTGTCGATTTGGCCGGATTCGCGTCCTGAGGTTGATCAGATTTTGAATGATGTGGATTTGGAGGTTTGGAGGGAGAAGGGTTCGGGGATGCGTGTTGGTGTGGGTGCGGTGTTGGCGGTTGCGTTGGGTCGTGGTGGTGGTTATTCGACGATTGGGGGTGCTTGGCGGAGTCCTGAGGGTGGGATTGTGGTTGAGCATTTGGCGACGGCTGAGGGTGCGTTGTGGGTGGTTGATCGGCTTGTGGAGTTGCGGGGCAAGTATCGGTCTCCGATGGTTGTGTTGGATGAGCGGAACGCTGCGCCGATTTTGTCTGATTTGGAGCGGGCGGGTTTGCGTCCGTGGAAGTTGTCGACGTTGGAGGTTGGGGGGGCGTTTGAGTTGTTTGTTGAGTCGGTGAATGCGGGTTTGGTGGAGCATGCTGGTCAGGAGGAGTTGACGATTAGTTTGAGGCATGCGAAGCCGCGTGCGATGGGTCGTGGTTTGTTTACGTGGGATCAGGGTGTGGAGTCGGAGCCGGTGACTTTGGTGCAGGCGGTGACGTTTGCAGTGTGGGGTTTGAAGCGGCATGAGGGTCGTGGGGGGTCTCGGAGTGTTCCGTTGACGCCGGGTGTGTTGTCGGTTGACCTGTCGGATAGTGGTGATAGTCTGTATTCGATAGGATCAGGTTCGGGTTCTAGTTTGTCGTGGTTGGGGTGAGATGAGCGTAGCGGCCGCGCCGGTTGGTGAGATGGGCTACGTTTTGTCGTCCGCTAGGTGGGCGGGTTGGATTCCTGACCTGGATGTTGTGAATGAACTTCCTGAGTTGCGGTATCCCCAAAATTTGCGGTCGTTTGGTCAGATGCAGCTTGATCCTCAGGTGTCGTCTACTGTTTCGGCGGTGCAGTTGCCGCTCAGGTCTACGGGTTGGTGGTTGGACCCGAACGGTGCTGATGCTGAGGTTGTCGAATTTGTGGTCCAGAACCTTGGGTTGGGTGTTCGGGGGGTTGACAAGGTTTTGCCGGTTCGGACGAAGGATCGGTTTAGTTTTGCTGAGCATCTGGATTTGGCGTTGGAAGCGTTGCCGTTGGGGCATGCGGTGTTTGAGCAGGTGGCTCGTGTCGAGGCTGACGGGCGGGCTCATTTGCGGAAGTTGGCGTTGCGTCCTCAGGCGTCTATCAGCGAGTGGAAGGTTGATTCCGATGGTGGGCTTGTGCATGTTCGCCAGTTGGAAGCGAAGAATCCTATGCCGGTTGATCGGCTTGTGGTGTATTCGCATCAGCGGCGGGGTGCGGCGTGGCATGGTCGGTCGATTTTGCGGACGGCTTGGAAGTTTTGGATTCTGAAAGATCGGATGTTGCGCGTTCAGGCGATTTCGGGGGATCGTACTGGGGTGGGGACGCCGGTGTATACGGCTGCGGAAGCGCCGTTGGGGATGCTTGATGATGACGCGAAGGTGTATGCGGAAGCTCAACGCAGAGAAGGATTGAAGATTGCGAAGAGTTACCGTGGTGGGGAAAACACGGGTTTGTCGTTGCCTCATGGTGCGTCTTTCAATGTGGTTGGTGTGCAGGGGAACTTACCGGATTTGGACAAGTTCATTCGTTACTACGATGAGCAAATCGGTAAGAGTGTGCTTGCTAACTTCTTGTCGTTGGGTGGGGAGAACTCTCGCGGGTCGTACGCGTTGGGGACGACGTTTGCTGATTTTTTTGTGCAGTCGTTGCAGGCAACAGCGAAGTGGATTGAGGACACGTTTTCGGCGCACGTGATCGAGGATTTGGTTGATTGGAACTTCGGTGCGGGTGTTCGTGCTCCGCGTCTTGTGTGTGACGAGATTGGTTCGAAGCATCCGATTACTGCTGATGCGGTGAGTTTGTTGATCAACTCGGGTGCGTTGCAGGCTGACGATAATCTTGAAATGTTTTTGCGTTCGACGTATGGGATTACTCAGCGTGATGCCGAGTGGGGTAAGGGCGATTTGGATAACATGTCGAAGCGGGCGCAAATTTTTAAGATGATGCGTGATGCTGGCGCGAGTTTTGAGACGGCTAAGGCTGCGGCGGGTTTGTCGGGTTTGGAGCCTGAGGGGGTTGACGGGTGAACGTACAGGATTTGTTGGGTCCGGCGGGTGTGAAGCCTGAGGGTCGTCCGTGGTTTTCTGTGACGGCGCAGGGGGACGAAACCGGCGGGGGTAAGGGTTCGGCTACTGTCCGGATTTACGATGTGATTGGCGGATGGTTTGGGACGAATGCTGCCGACTTGGTTGCCGAGCTCGACGCGTTGGATGTTGATCAGATTGATGTTCATGTGAACAGTCCTGGTGGTGCGGTGTGGGACGGTACCGCGATTTTCAATGCTTTGCGTCAGCATGACGCTCGGATCGTGGTGACGGTTGACGGGTTGGCGGCGTCGGCTGCGTCTGTGATCGCTATGGCTGGCGATGAGATTGTGATGGCTGAGGGGGCACAGATGATGATTCATCGGGCGTCTGGCGGTGTTTTTGGTTCTGCCGAGTTGATGCGCGAGACGGCTGCCGTGTTGGACAAGATTGATCAGAACATTGCTGGTATCTATTCGCGGCGTGCTGGTGGGGATGCGGCTGGTTGGTTGGCGGCGATGGATGCTGAAACGTGGTACAACGCTGACGAAGCGGTCGATGCAGGTTTGGCGGATCGTACCGACTACGACATGCCTGCTGATGTTGAGGCGGTCGCTCAGTTTGATTTGTCGATGTTCAACTATCGTGGTCGGCAGGATGCGCCAGCTCCGTCGATGCTGGGTGTGTTGGCGCAAGGGTTTCCCGTCTCAGCCGAGTCGGGCAAGGTGAAGGAGGAGGAGAAGCTCATGAAGGAGTTTCTGATCGCTCTACAGGAACGGCTCGGTGTGGACGCCGAGGCCAGTGTGGAGGAGATTCTGGCGGCGCTGGATGAGGCGTTGGCGGAACGTGCAGAACCGTCAGTCCCTGAGGGAGTCGTGATGGTGGATGCAACGAAGTATGCCGAGTTGGAGGCTCAGGCTCAGGCTGGGGTCGAAGCTCAGGCGAAGTCGGATGCTGAGCGGCGTGAGGGCATCGTTTCGAAGGCGGTTGAGGAGGGTCGGATTGCTCCGGCTAACCGCGACATGTGGGTCGACATGTTGGCGAAGGATGAGTCTGGGACTGTCGCTCTGATTGGGTCGCTTGCTCCGAATGCTGCGGTTCCGGTCGTACCGATCGGTAACGCGGAAGATGCCGAACAGGACGCCGACGCAAAAATCTACAATCGTGTCGGCTGGGGTTCCGACGCAGAAGGGAAGTGACCATCATGGGTCAGCATGTCAAAAAGTTCGAGCCCGGTCGGGCGATCACGTTCGTTGCTGGTGGCACGATTGTTGCGGGCACTCTGGTGAAGATGGGTTCGACTGATCGTACGGTGGTGACGGCGGACGCGAACGCTACCGGTTGGGTGGGTGTTGCTGCGACTGACGCTGCCAGTGGCGAGAATGTGCTGGTGGAGATCGGCGGGGTTCAGGAGATTCATGCGGCTTCCACTGTTGCGGTCGGTGATCTGGTGGTTCCGGCTGCGTCTGGCAAGATCGCGACACTGGCTGGCGCTGGCGACACCTACGCGAAGGCTGCCGCGAACAACGCTCGCGCGGTAGTCGGCGTGGCGCTCACCGGCATCACCGTTGACGCGCAAACCGACACTCGTATCGAGATTCTTCTGTTCCGCTGAAAGGGGACTGACAAACCATGTACACATACCCTCCACGTCCTGCGAAGGTCGCAGCCGATCTGGAAACGGTGGAGATTCACCGTCTGTTGAAGTCGCCTACTCTGATCAGTAAGCGTCTGGCCGATGTTCTGACCGGCAAGTTCATTGCGGATTTCCTGCTGCCTCAGCGGTTCAATGCTGAGGGTGGTTCGATTCTGTACGAGACCGGCGAGGGAGTGTTCCCCGAGGGGAATCCTGAGGTCATTCAGCCTGGCGGCGAGTATCCGATCGTTCGGATGCCTGGCGGTGCGTTGACTGCGGCTCACACGAGCAAACGCGGTTATGACGCGTTCGTCACCGATGAGGCGATTTCGCGGCTGGGTATTGACCCGGTTGATCGTTCGCTGACGAAGCTGGCCAACGGAATGGTTCGCACGATCGACACCATTGCGATGGAGGTGTTGGCGGCTGCTGCGACTACCACTGTTGCGGTGGCGGCGACTTCCCCGGCAACTCCGGACGTGGACACTGGCGCGTGGTCGGCTGCCGCGAACGTTGTGAAGGGTGTCCTTTCGGTGAAGGCGTTCCTGGCCGAGAAGTACCCGGAAGAGTCGTTCGACTTCTCGACCATCGTGTTGAAGCCTACCCATTTTGCGGTGGTGGCCGGTCTGCTGATGGCTTCGGACATGCTGCCTCGCGAGTCGCAGAACGCTGTCCTGTCAGGTGTCATCCAGGACCCGATGGGTCTGACGTGGGTTACTTCGCCGTACCTGACGAACACGCATCCGCTCATCATGGACCGTGACCAGATTGGCGGCATGGCTAACGAGAACATTGCTTCTCCCGGCTACATCCAGGGTGAGAGTGGTCTCGAAACGAAGGTCATGCGCGATGATGACAATGATCGGTACCGTCTGCGTGCGCGTCGGGTCACTGTTCCGGTGATTCTCGAACCGAAGGCTGTCGCGAAGATCACGGGTACCGGGTTGGCGTGATGTCGTACCGGGTTGTTGCTGCGCTGACGATGGTGCAGTCCGTCGGCGGCGGGTGGGACTACTTTGAGAAAGGTGCTGCCATCCCGGACGATGCTGCGGAGTCGTCGGTGCGGCACTTGCTGGAAATCGGTCACATTGTGGCCGACAAGACGCTTGAAGCGTCTAAGCCGAAACGAGCGGCCAAGAAATGACCACGTGTGAGGGCGGGAGCATGATGAAGCTATCTGATGTGATTACGTTGGATATGGTGCTGGACCGTGTTCCCGCTCTCACCGAGGTTGAGGGTCAGATGAAGTGGGAGGAGTTGCTGGCCGAGTTGGTTGCGGCGGCTCCTTGTTTGGGTTCTGACGCTGTTTCGGAGGCGGTGCTTGTTCGTGTGCGTGGTGTTGCTTTGCGGGCGTTGGGGAGGCCAGAGGCGGCGTTGTGGTCCGAGTCTGTGACTACCGGGCCGTACAGCACAAAGTTTCGGGATGGTGCTGCGGTGGCGGGTTTGCTGACGGCGGAAGAAAAATCGGTGTTGCGGCAATTGTGCGGTGATGCCACGCCACAGGCTGGGTTGCCTGCGGGGTCGTTTCCGCGTCCTGGAAGGCTCGATCGGTTGTTCAAACATTCGGCGGGGTGGTAGCCGTGCAGCACTTCACTGTCACTGTTGAGCGGACCCACAAAGACAAGTACGGCACTCGTGTGGTTGATTCTACGCATCAGGTTCGTGGGTGTGTGGATTGGCCTAACGGTTCAGCGGCTGCGGTTCGTGGGTTTGTGCAGATTGAGTCTGGACGTACTTTGTCTGCGCCTGCCGGTGCGGACATTCGTGCAGGCGACATCGTGATCTATCCGTTCGGTGGCGGCCGTTGGTTGGTGGATGGTGAGCCGAATGATTGGCATAATCCGTTCACCGGTGCGCGTCCGGGGGTTCAGGTGCAGTTGCGGAAGGTGGTGTGATTCGTGGCTGTGGAGGTTGAGATCGGTAAGAGCACTTGGGCGAAAGTGTTGTCTCATCCTAAGGTTCGGGAGGCTGTGGCTGCTGCGGCCGCGTCGCGGTTGTCGCGAGTGAAATATGCGGCATACCAGTCGGGGCGTGTCCATTTTGGGGACAGTCTGCGGGTTGTTACCGGTATTCGTCCGGGTACGAAAGCTGTTGGCGGGTTGCAGCGTCCGTACGCTCGGATTGAGGGGCGTACCACCGAAAAGGAAGATGCTGAGGATTCGCGGAAGGCGAAGTTGTCTCGTTCTCAGATTTTGAGGAGAGCACTATGATTTTGGGTGATTGGCCGAACTTGGAAGCGGCGTTGGTTGACCATTTGGAGGGCAACACGTCGATGGTGTGGACGGCTGATGCAGGCTTGTTGGGTGGTCGGGTGCCGCTCGGGATTGTGCAGCGGGTCGGCGGGGCGTCTGATTTGGACATCGACCAGGACCAAACCTACGAGGTGCAGGTTGTGGCTGCGACGAGAGCTGGGGTGTGGATGCTGGCCAGCCAGGTTGTGCGGGCGTTCCAAAAGTTGAACCCTGGGGGGCTGCCGGGTGAAATCATGGTGGATGAAGCTGCGAACGTGTTTGGGTTCATGATCGATCCGGATTTGGGAACCCCCGACTATTTGGTCGCGCATGCGACTTTCAATCTCACGGTGCGTCCGCACGGTGAACAATCCGAAGAGGAGAACAACAATGGCTGACGAACTGGAAATTAGTCTTACTGGTACGCGGGTACGCAAGTGGGGCCGGATGAAGGTCGGTATTTCCGACTACGGCGCGAAGGGGATTGCGGTTCCGACGGCGAACGCCGACCTGTTCGACCTGACAGCGGTGTCCCCGGCTGTCCCGAGCTACAAGCCGAAGGCGTTCCCCGCTGGGGTGAAGGAGCTCGGCTACCTGATGACTTCGGGGATCGTGGATGCCAAGAGCGTGTCCTCGAACACGACTCAAATGTTGCAGTCGTTGACGCCGGTTCGTACTGATGTGGAGTCGATTGAGCAGACTGTGCAGATGGTGTTCGGTGAGGCGAACGCTTACACTGCTGCGCTTCGTGCTGGGCTGCCGGTGTCGGAGTGGGCGTCCACGAAGGACGATGCGTGGGCTGTCGCTGAGGGCGAAGCCGACGACCTGCCGTGGTACGTCCTGTGGTTGCAGGGGGTTGACGGGATCGGCACGAATGCGATCTACAGGTACGAGATCGGGTTGAGGTGCCAGGTGACGGCATTCGACAACCGGACGATGAACAGGTCTGACCCTGAATCGTTTGGGGTCACATTCGGGCTGTTCCTCGATCCGACAACCAAGAAGTCGTACGTGCGGGCTGAGGACGGTCCCGGCTACACTAACCACTTGCCAGACGACACTCCGACACTACCTGCGTAGACGGGGTAGGCTGCGTCCTGAGGTTGTGTCGTCTGGCGGCGTGGCTTTTCGGGTTTCCCCCGCCTGCCAGACGACACTCAAACCCGATCGGGAAACCCGTAGGAAAGGGGGACGGTGCAGCGTGATTATCACTGTGACCGAACCTGACGGAACCACGTTGACGGTGGAGACGGGCAGTTTATCTGAGGTCACCATCGCGCAGGGTGAACTCGTGAACATTGCCGATGAGGTAGGGCAACCGGACGCTGACGGTTTCTACCTGATGGGCACCAAAGAAAACCAGTAGTTCTCGCAGGAGGGAAACCTAATGAAGAAGCGTAAGGTAAACGCAGTCCAGTTCCAGAAGCAGTTTGAAGAGCAGGTGATCGGTCCCGGTTCGCTGGTGGAAATCGCCCTGAACAGTGCCGAAACCGAATCGGTGTGGATCAAGGTGCCGTTCAACCTTGATGATGACGACGATTACGTGCGGTTGGTGTCGTCGCAAACCACTTCCGAGGACATGGCGATGGTGATCCTTGGTCAGCACCCTGACTACTCTGCGGAAGATCAGTGGGCGAAGGTTGTTGCTGCCGGATGGTCTGCCAAGGATGTCATCAACTGGGTCGGGCATGAGAAGTCGGCTGCGGAGGAGAGAGCAAAAAACTTCCAATACCGGGGGTAATTGAACTGATTGGGGACGATCCGGAGGCGGCTGAGGCGGCATTAGCGCAAGCCTATCCCGGGTCGGACCCGATTAGGGATGTGCTCACCGGTAGAATTAGTTTGCGGCGGTTCCGTGTGTTGGTGGAACATTTACCGCCAGGTAACCCGCTGTGGAGGTCGAGGAATGGCGATTGGGGGCAGCAAGAATACTTGTTGCATTCGGTGGAGTCTCGTTTGCGGGATTTGTTGACGTTGACTTTCAACATTCATCGGAAAGAGGATGTTTCTCCGAAAGAGGTTGAGTATCTTCCCTTGCCGGACACTCCGGAGGACGAAGAGCAGAAGCGGGCGCAAGCCGAGTACGATGAGATTATGCGGAGACAGCTCGAAGAGTTGTGACCGTAAGGAGGTGCGGGACCGTTGGCCGGTGATGTAATATGGCTAGACGTTTTGCCGTCGATGGCGGCGTTTGGGTCGAAACTGGCTGACGGGGCTCGTAAAGAGGGGGAGAAAGCTGGTAAGGAGTCTGGGGCTGCGTTTGGGAAAGCGTTTCAGCGTGAGGATTCTGGGCAGCAAGCGGTTGTTGACAAGTTGAAAAGGACTGCCGATCAGGCGCAAAAGGTTGTTGATCGGGAGACTCAGGGGATTGCGAAGGCTCGTGCGACGCAGCGTGAGGCTACTGCGAAGGTTATTGAGGCTGAGGCGAAGCTGGAGCAGGCTCGGGCGTCTGGTGATTCAGCAAAGATCGCGGCGGCGGAGGAGCGGCTTGCTGCGGCGCGGGAACGTGCCGATGGTGCGACGGCTGGTGTTGAGGCTGCCGAGAAACGTTTATCGGCAGCCACTGATGTGCGTAACGATGCAGTCAAAGATTTGACGGTTGCTGAAAAGAAACTGACCGAGGAAACCGATAAGTCGAAAGATTCGGCCGAGAAGTCGGGGACTGCGTTCGGGAAGTTGAAAGACAAACTGGTTGACGCTACCGGTGGTGCGGATGGTTTCCGTGATTCGATGAAGCAGGCCGGTCAATGGTTTGGCGACAATCTGAACAAAATGGCGATGGTCACCGGTGGTGCGTCGGTTGCGGTGGGGACAGCGTTCTACAAGATTGGTGAAACGTTTGACGATGTAGCCGACACGATCCGGATTGGTACCGGTGCTGCTGGTGAAGACCTGGAAGACTTGGTGAATGTTGCCAAGAACATTGGGCGGGGTATCCCGGTCGAGTTTGAGAAGATCGGTCCGGCTGTTGCCGATTTGAATACCCGGTTTGGGATGACTGGTGACACGCTAGAAACGGTCGCGACCCAATATTTGGAGGCGTCCCGCATCCTGGGTGAAGATGTGGACATTCAGGCCACGTCGAAGGCGTTCTCGGCGTTCAAACTTGAAGGCGATGACGTTATCGACGCGATGGATGCGTTGTTCCAGGTGTCTCAGGCCACCGGTATGGGAATGAACGACTTGGCGAAGATCACTGCTGATTCTGCGCCTGCGATGACTAACCTTGGGTTTTCGTTCCACGAGACGGCCGCGTTGGCCGGCCAGTTGGACAAAGCCGGTATGGATTCCAACAAAACCATGAAGGGCCTGTCCAAGGGGTTGGTGGAGTTGGCGAAGGACGGCGAGAAACCGCAAGAGGCGTTCCGTCGTGTTGTTGGCGAGTTGGACGGGTTTATCGAGAAGGGTGACACTGCGGGGGCGTTGAACCTGGCGAAGAAAGTGTTTGGTACTCGCGGTGCGGCACAGTTTGTTGGTGCTATCCAGTCGGGGACGATGAACCTAGAAGATTTGGTTGATCAGATTGAAGCGTCCGAAGATTCGATTATCGGGTTGGCGCAAGAAACGGACGACTTTGCTGAGGGTTGGCAGGTTGTCAAAAACAATGCGTTGTTGGCGTTGGAGCCGTTGGGGTCTGCGGCGTTTGACGCGTTGGGTAGCGCGTTGCAGGACATTATTCCGGATTTGCAAATGTTCGGTTTTTGGGTTGAAGAGCATCAGGGTTTGGTTGGGTTTTTGGCTGGCGGCCTTGGTGTGTTGGCTGGTGCGCTGGGGATCGCTGCGGCAGCGCAGTGGGTGATGAACTCGGCATTGTTGGCGAACCCGATCACGTGGATCATCGTTGGTGTGGTTGCGTTGACCGCGGCGGTGGTTTTGTTGGTCAAAAATTGGGACAAGGTTGTCGCGTTTTTGGGTGACGTGTTTGGTCCTGCTTTGGATTGGGCCGGCCAATTGTTCTCCGACATTGGCGATTGGATGGGTGAAACTTGGGACAAGATCATGGGCTTTTTCCGGTCTGCTGGCGACTGGATTGGGAACACGTGGTCTAAGTCGTGGGGTGCGGTGACCGGTTTTTTGAAAGACCCGGTTGGTGCAGGTCTCGGGTTGATTGACGGCATGCTAGGGACTGATCTGCGGTCAAAGTTCGATGGTGCTAAATCGTGGGTTTCGGGCACGTGGAAGAGGTCTTGGTCGACTGTCAAGAATGTGATGAAAGACCCGGTTGGTGAGGGCAAGAAACTGATCGAGGGGTTGCTCGGCGAGACTGGTTTGCAGCAGGTTTTTAGTAAGGCTGTTACTGCGATCGCTAAGATTTGGGGCACGATCAAAGACAAGATCAAAGCGCCGGTGAAGTGGGTTGGGGATAAGGTTCTGAATCCGTTGGCTTCGGGGATTGAGAAGACCGCGAAAATGTTTGGGTTGTCATGGTCGTTGCCGAGGTTTTCGTTTGCGATGGGTGGGACGGTTCCGAAGGCTGGCGCGGGTGCGATGCAGGCTTATGCTGACGGCGGGATGATGCCTGGCTATACGCCGGGGAGGGATGTTCATCGGTTCTACTCTCCGACTGGCGGGTTGTTGGAGTTGTCTGGTGGGGAGCCGGTGCTGCGTCCTGAGGCTGGTGCGGTGTTGGGTTCCGGTTGGGTTGACGGGATCAATGCGGCGGCGCGGTCTGGTGGACAAGCTGGGGTGCGACAGTTTTTGCATAGTCAGGGATTTGCGTCTGGCGGGTTTTATGTGCATCCGAACGCACACCGGTTCGCTACTGGTGGGATTGTTCCGAATGCGACTCAGGGGTTTAGGGGATATCATCCGCCGGCGTTGGCTGCGATGAAAGCGTGGGCGGCTGCGACCGGTCGTATGTGGCACATGACCGGTTTGGGTGGCGCTCGGTCGCGGCAGCAGCAAGCTATCCTGTATGCGCGTTATAAGGCGGGTAAAGGTCCGTTGGCGGCGTCGCCGTACGGGAATGGTCCGCATCTTATGCCTGCGATTGCTATGGATTTGTCTCCGCGTCCTGGGGAGAGTCCGGCGGCGCGTGCTCTGTTGCCGCGTTTCGGTTTGGGGTTGACGGTTCGTGGTGAGCCGTGGCACGTCGGATATTTGAAGGGCCGTTCCGGTGGCGGTGGGATGACCGGTGACGGCGGGTTCGACGTGTTGGGTTTGTTGAAGGATGCGGTTGGGAAGTTCGCGAAGGTTTCTGGTGCTGGGGATTGGGGAACCCTGCTGAATGCGATCCCAACGAAACTGTTGGATGAGGCAGGTAAAGCCCTCAAAAAGAAGTTGTTGTTTGATGAGGGTGGTGTTCTCGATCCTGGGGCGACGGTTGCGGTCAATCGGACTGGTCGTCCTGAGGCGGTGTTGACGGGTTCGCAGTGGGACAAGGTTGCTCGTGCTGCTGACAGTGGCGGCGGCGATGTGAATGTGACGTTGAATGTGGATGTGCGTGAAGTTGAGGAGCTTATGCGGTTGTTGCAGGCTGCTAGGCGTGCAGGTCGGGATGTTCGTGCAGTGGTGCCGGGTGTGAGGAGCTAAAACGAGATGCCAAGCAAGAGTTGGGGTCCGAAAGTTTCGACCGGTTCTGGGGCGAAACTTACAGCCAAATATGATTCGATTACTGTTGATGGTTCCACTGCTAAGCTCAAAAACCCTCGTGTCGAGTTTTATTCGAAGTCGGGTTGGTCGGATTCGGTCAACTCGATTAGCACCAAAACGGGGGCGACTACTGCGAAGTCGTTGCATTCGGGGACGTTGAATGGTGGTACCCGGTCTTGGAACGCGACCGCTAGAGATGTCGCTCTGCAATACGGCAAAGTTACGAAAGCTGATTTTGTTATCGAGGTTTCGGGTATCTCGTTCTTTAATGGGGATTCGTCGACGGATACATACCGGTGGACGATCGAGTTTCCGGCACGTCCTTACAGCACTCCTCCGGTTCCTGCTTCGGTGGTTGCTACTTATGTGGACGATACGCGGGCCGATTTGGCGATTACTCATCGGTCGGCTGGTAGTGGGAATCCGATCAGTAACACGCTGGTTGAGCGTAGTACGGACGGCGGGAAGTTTGAGCAGGTCGTTAGTTTGAAGGGTGCCGCTTCGAATTGGTCCGACACCACCATATCGAAGGACCACAAGTACGAGTATCGGGTGCGGACGGCGAACGTTTCGAAGAAGTCTGGGTATGCGGCGGCGAACGTTGCAGTGTTTACGACACCGGCGACGCCGAGTGTGGTGACTGCCGCAAAAAATGGTGTCGATATCGAGGTGTCGTTTGTTGATGGTTCTCGGTGGGCGTCATCGTTCAATTTGCAGGATAATCCGGGCGGGATTTGGGGTTGGGATGGTGCGGGTTTGCCTACCGCTACCGAATCGCCGTTTATTGTGTTAGCGCCGAATCCGGCACAAACTCATGAATATCGGGTGCAGGCGGTTGCTCCGGATGGCAGGTTGTCGTTATGGTCTTTGGGTTCGAATGTTGTGCAGTTGCAGGGCCGTCCGAATGCGCCGGTTGGGTTGTTTGCGGGTGCGGTGGATCGTGCTTCGGATGTTAACGCAACGTATTTGCATAATCCGGTGGACACGACTCGGCAGCGGATGAGACAGGGTCGTTGGCGTGCTCAGGGTGCTGTCGATTGGGTGTACGGTCCGGAGGACACGACGGATGTGCAGGTGTTGTCGTGGGCTGCTGGTGTTTTAGATGTGTTTGGTAAGCACGTCGAGTACCAGGTGCGTACTAAGGGTGATCATAAGGATTGGTCTGACTGGTCTGCTAGTGCGGTGCTGATTCTGTCTGATTTGGGGTCTGTGAACGTCACTAAACCTGACGGTACGCTCACGTCAGGGAAAGTTGTTGGCGAGTGGGGATGGTTTGATCCTGCTGGTGGTCCGCAAACAGGTTGGCGGGCAACACTGCTGATCGGTGGCGTTGAGGTCGAAACGCGTGCAGGGAGCGGCACGGCAGATAGTGTGGTGTTTCGGACGTATGCTGATGATGGTGCGTCTGTGCAGGTGAAGGTTGAAGCTCGTAATCAGGATGGTTTGTGGTCGGAGCCTGCGTACAGCGACATCCAAGATGTGGTGTACGCGTTGCCGATCGCGCCGGTGGTGGAAGTGAACTTTGATCCTGATACCGGGCAGGCAGAGATCATCGTTCTAAATTCGGGTGATGAAGTTGGGGATGACAGCGGACTACCAGAAGTGTTGGGGAACCGGCTGTACGTGATCGATCCGGACGGAACCCAACGAATAATCGACGACCGCATGGAACCAAACAGCGTAGCCGTCGACATGACACCAGTGCTAGGGAAACCCGTCACCTACATTCTCGAAACCGACAGTGACGCACCATCCACCAGGGTCACCGAAATATCGGTAACATTCGACGCAGAACAACGATACTGGCTCACCACGTCCTCCGGTGAAAGCGTCTGGCTCGGCTACGATCCGAACGAAGACATCGACATCGACACCGGAATCGAAAAGTTCCATCCCGAAGGCCGCACCTGGCCGGTTGGTCGAGACCACGGCCGCCGTGAAATGACCATCAACTTCTCTTCGAAAGTGTTCTCGGACGAAGCGTTAACGTGGGCAGAAATGCAACGATTCGCACTCACCGGCGAAAACTTGGTGTTCCGCACACCTGACGGGATGCGATTTTGGGCGATCCCACACAAGTACGGAACCAACCGGAAACGTGCATCCGTGTTGACAATCGACGTGAGTTTGTCCCGAACCGGTAGTTCAGACAAGGTTCGAAAATGATCGGTATGAACCCTGCCTACGGGGACGAGTTTGTCGAATATCATTGGCGGATCGAACTACTCGATTACGAGTCGTGGCTGCTAGTCGAAACGTTCACTAAAGCAGACGACACCAACCCGATCGGGGTTGTAGCAGGCGAACTAGACTGGTCAATTTTTAAACCAATCTCCGAGAGTGGTTCGATCAGTATTGTTGCGCCTGCCGAGGCGGCTAGCCGGTTTGATTGGAATCGGTTGTTGGTTCGGGTTGCTGTAGATATGGTGTCTCCGGAGCAGATTGAACACACGCTTGGCGTGTATGTGCCTACCGTGTCGTCGCAAACATTTGACGGCGGATATGTCACTCTCGACGTGGAGTTGCAGGGCCGTACTGTGCTGTTGTCGCAACAGAAACCGACTAGCACTGTGGGTATCCCGGCGGGGTCGGTCATCACTGATGTGATCCAAACCCGCACCGCACATTTGCCGAACGTGCTTGTAACTCCGTCAGACAAAACCTTGTCTGCCGATCGGGTCTACATTTTGGGGGCCGAGGAAACATCCGAACTATCGATTTTGTCTGATTTGGCGGAGGCGGTTCCGCTGTTTGCGGCGTACACTGATCCGACTGGCTGGATCAGGTTCGATCTGTATTTGTCGCCGGGTGACCGTCCACTCGTTCACACGTTTGTGGATGATGAGCATAGTATGCATGCTGCCGAGTGGATGTTGGAGTTGAAAACGTTTGATACGCCAAACCGGTTGACTGTGTTCCAACGTGTCGATCCGGTAGCAGTCGGTGATGCCGATGAGGGTGAGGTTGAGGCGGTTGAGCCGCTTGTTGCGGTAGCTGTCGATGTGGACCCGTTGTCTGAGTTTAGTTTTCAGCGGCGCGGTAACCGGTGGATTGATGCTGATCCGGTGGAGGCTGATGGGGAAACGTTGGCTGAACTGTTGGAGATAGCGGAAGCCAGGTTGGTGGAGGCGCAAACGTCGACGCAAACGTTGGAGATTACGTGTTTGTTTATGCCGCTTCGGGAGCATGATGCGGTACGGTTTGTGAATCGTGCTGCCGGGTTGGACGAAGTGTTTACTGTGTCTGGAAGGTCGATTCAGGTAGGATCGTCTGTGATGGATGTGAGTTTGCGGAGGACTTTACGGCGGCGGTTGGTTGATGAGTGACTCTTCGGTGTTTGATGGGTTGGTGAAGGCGGTTCGGGATTTGTGGAACCGTCCGGTGCCGGTTTTGTTGCGTGGGAAAGTGGTTTCGGTTGATCCGGTTCGGGTGAGGTTGCCGTTGGATGTGGTGGCGGCGGATGTTGAGCCGTGGGTGTTGGGTCGGCCTGTTGCGGTGGGGCAGTCGGTGTTGTCGATTAGTTGGGCCGGGTTTTGGGCTGTGGTTGGTGATGCTCGTTTGGGGTCGGCTGCCGCGAAGCTAACTAAGACGGCGAATCAGACCTACAGTGCGTCGACGTGGACGCAGATCACGTTTGAGCACACCGAGGCGGCGTCGTTCCCGAGCATGGTCGACGGTGACGATATTGTCATTCCGGCTGGGGGCCTCTACTTGGTGGGGTTGACTGTTTCACACCCGACGAGTTACGGGTCTGTTCATACTCGGCAGGCTGCTGTTGCGGTGAATGGGTCGCCTACTGTCGGAACATCGCTTGTGCGTCAGGGCGGCAAAACGGATGGTAAACTCTACTTGTCGATGACGACGCTCGCCACGTTGGCTGCTGGTGATCGTGTTGGTGGTTGGTTTTATTCGTCTACCGCGTCGAACTTTGGTGCTCCGGCAAGTCAATATCCCACGCATTTGTGGGTTCAGAAGGTGGGCTGAATCTTGCCGATCCCAGACTATGTGATGGACCGGATTCCTGCTCCGCTGGTGGGTGTGCTGCTGGGCGTGTTGGCGGTGTGGTGGATCGTGGGGACGGTCTTGAAACTGGTAAAGAAACTCCGGGCAGCAACGAAACCGTTTGTCAATGGTGTCAAGCGGATGCTGGAAGATTGGCAGGGTGTTCCGGCTGACGAGCTGCGCGGACATGAGGCTGTGCCGGGTGTGATGGAGCGCCTAAAACACAATGCGGATGCGATTGATGCTGTGAACGCGAAGGTGCGTGAGTCTCGTGTCGTCCTGGATGAGCACACGCAGGCGATCGCGGATATCCGACACCAGGTGGGGCCGAACGGTGGCACATCGGCACATGACGCGATTATGGTGTCAGTCGGCCAGTTGCGTGAGCTCGTGTCTGAACTTATGGCGGAGCACGCCGCGTTCAAAGCCAGCGTGGCGAACGCCATTTCTGAACTTCATCCGGGGGTTGATTCTTCGGATTTTATCGAGTTGAACCGCGAAGGAGAACAACAATGACTGACACTGACATTGACATTGGTGATGACCTCACTCCGGAGGATGAGTCCACCTATGCGGTGGTGACCGATGTGACTGACGAAGAGTTGGCCGACTTCGAGAAGGCCAACCCATACGACCCCGAAACCGAAGGCGTTACCGACGCCACCGAGGGCGGTGAATGGCTGTGAGCATCAAGATCAATGCCGCGGCGCGGATGACCCAGATCGCGCAGGAACTGTACGACAAGGGCACCGGCTACTCGCAGGCGCGACGTGCGTCGGCACTCGATTTCGACAAGCTGGCGATCAGGCCAAATCAGGACACCGACTGCTCGTTCGCCCAAGGCATCATCTGGGTGAAGGCCGGGCTGATTCCAGTGTCAGTTCTGCGTGGCACGTTCTACTCGGGCAACATTGCCTCGGTGGCGAAACGGCACGGCTTCCAAATCATCTCTCTGGCGGGGAAGTCGCTGTCACAGATCAAGTCGTTGATGCGTGAAGGTGATGCTCTCGTCGGTCCGGGGCATGTTGTCCATGTCGGTCCGAATGGGCGTGTGCTTTCGTGGGAGCAAAACGAACTGGGCAAGGCGACTGGTGGTAAGCCCGGACGTCAGCCAGGCGAGAAAGTGGGCTGGCGGAACATGTACGCCCGGTCTCGCGGTTGGGCGTACCTCATGCGTCCCCCGGCTGTGAAGACAGCAACAGCTTCGCGCTCGGGTTCGACTTCGCGATCGACAGTGAAGAAGCGCACACCGAAGAGGCAGTCCACGCTGCCGGTGTCGGTGCAGCAGCGGATTGCCGGTGCGAAGGTTGACGGGAAGCGCGGTCCGGAGACGGTCTCCAAGTTGAAGGCGTTGCAGAAGCGTCTGGGGGTCGCGCAGGACGGCGTTTGGGGGCCTGTTACGGCTCGCGCCTATCTGGCGTTGAAGGGGAACCTACGCAGGGGATCCGTCGGCCCGTGGGTGCGTGTGATTCAGCATGCCGGGGGTGTGACCCGTGACGGCGTGTGGGGCACGAACACGGATGCGGCGGTGCGGGAGATGCAGGCGTGGGCCGGTGTCACTGTCGATGGTGTGGTTGGGCCTGCCAGCCGTATCAAGATCATCATCTGAGGAGGGTGCAGGATTATGGAGTGGACTTCTGAGCAGATTGCGGCGAAGCGCGGATCTCAGACGTTGCGGGATGGACTCATCGCGGCAGCGATTGTGGCTGTGGGAACGATCGTCATTTCGGTGCTGAACGAAGCTGACGGTTGGCGGTGGCTGGTCGCACATTGGGAGTCGTGGACGTTCGACATTTTCAAGTACGGGATGGTCGCGGTTGTGACGGCAGTTGTGTCGTGGTGGCAGCGCCGTTACGTCGATCCGGCGGACGACTACGCTCCGGCTCGCGCCGACGACAGCCAGGAGGGCTGACCTGTGGGCGGTCTCGACATGGGGCAGACGGCGCAGCACGGAACGATATTCGGGTATGCCTATCTGGGGGTTGGGTGTTCCGGGGTTCCGGTTCCGGGCGGATATCCGTGGTAGCGCAGCATCACGTTCGTGCCGGTTGCTTTGGACGAGACCGCCCATCTGGTCAACAGCCGTTCGTCGGTGACGGTCACGCCGGACGCCGAAGGCTACTTCGAGGCTGTGCTGTGGGCTGGCGCGCATCTTCTTTTCCAACGCGAAATCGCCACGCTGGAAAAGAAGATGCGCGCCGAACCACAACTCAACCGCAAAATCGAGCTCCGTAAACAAATCAGACAACGCACCGCCGTACTCGACGAACTCAACACCCCCACACTGAACAACAAGGAATGACCGTGGACAAACTCAAGATGCACTCCCCAGACCTCACTCAACGCAACATCGACGCCATCGCCGAGTTGTTCCCCACGGTCATCACAGAAACCCTCGATCCAGATGGCAGCCCCGTCCGAGCAGTCGACTTCGACGCCCTCCGCCAAGAACTATCCGACCACATCGTCGAAGGCCCACAAGAGCGCTACCACCTCGACTGGCCCGGCAAACGCGCTGCCGCCCTCGCCGCTAACGCCCCAATAGCCAAAACACTCCGCCCCATACGCGAGGAATCAGTCAACTTCGACACCACCAAAAACCTCTTCATCGAAGGCGACAACCTCGACGCTCTCAAACTCCTCCAAGAGTCCTACCTCGGCAAAATCAAACTCATCTACATCGACCCGCCCTACAACACAGGCAACGACTTCGTCTACGAAGACGACTTCGCCGAGTCAACAACCGAGTACTTGAAACTTTCCGGACAAACAACAGAAACCGGCGACCGATTGACCGCCAACCCCGACTCATCAGGGCGCTACCATTCGGACTGGCTCAGCATGATGTACCCACGGCTGAGACTGGCTCGCAATCTCTTGGCGCCTAGCGGATTGATCTTCATCTCTATCGACGAGGTTGAGGCGTCGTCCCTGAAGTTGATGTGCGACGAGATCTTCGGACGTGAGAACTTCCTAGAACAGATCGCATGGAAAAATAAATACGGTTCTGGAGCTCTCACGCGCGGCTTCGCCAATGTCCACGAGTATGTACTTATCTACTCTCGAAATCCGATTACAAGCCTCGCGGCTCCACTGGACGATGAGCAACGTGCGAACTACAGACTTCAAGACGAAAAATTCGCAACGCGTGGAGGCTACGTCACCCAGCCCCTCGCAACCCGTAGCAAAGACCCCCGCCCGAATCTCGTATTCCCAATCATATGGGAGGGCCGCGAAGTGTGGCCGGATAGACAGTGGATCTGGTCACGGGAACGCGTCGAGCGCGCCCTTGCCGCAAACGAGGTTGTCTTCTCCGAGTCGAAGGGAAAAGTCAGCGTTCGCGTGAAGCAATACTTACGTGATGAAGACGGCGTTGAGAGACTCGGGAAACCTGTCTCAGTCCTAATCGGACCCTACAACCAATCAGGCACAAGGGATCTCGAAGCGCTCTTTGAGACGAAGGTGTTTGACTTCCCCAAACCCATAGATCTCATTAAATACTTCGCATCCTTCGTTGTTAACGGAGACACAAACAAAGAGTACATAGTGCTGGATTTCTTCGCCGGGTCAGGGTCCGCAGCACATGCAATCATGCAACTCAACGCCGACGACGGAGGCCATCGACAGTTCATTGCTGTCCAGATAGCCGAACCTACCCCAGTGAACTCAGAAGCTCGAAGAGCGGGCTTCCGAGATATTGCGGCTCTCTCTCGCGAACGTATCCGACGCTCGGGACAACGGATCGCTGAGACCAGTGGGCTTCTTTCAGCATCGATCGATATTGGCTTCCGGACGCTGCGGATAGACACATCGAACAGCGCCGATGTGCTCGCGGACCCCGATGAGACAGGCCAGGCGGGCCTTCTAGACGCGATTGAGAGCGTGAAAGCTGAACGCTCTGATGAAGATCTGCTTTTTCAGGTTCTTCTTGATTGGGGTCTCGACCTGACAGAGCCGATCACAACCGATGAGGTTGCAGACAGACGAGTCCTGTCGGTGGCTGATGGTGCTTTGATCGCGTGCTTCGCTGATGCAGTTAGTGATGAGGTCGTCCGGGAGATTGCGTCTCGGCGTCCTTTGCGTGCTGTGTTCTTGGATGCTGGGTTTGCGAGTGATGCTGCTCGTATTAATGCGGAGCAGATTTTCTGTGAGTTGTCTCCTGAGACTGAGGTTCGGGTGATCTGACGCTATGAAGCTTCAGTTCAAGGTTCAGCAGTTTCAGAGTGATGCGGTTGATGCTGTGGTGGATGTGTTCGAGGGTCAGCCTTTCGCGGATGGGGTGAGGTACCGGATCGATCCGGGTCGGGATGCTGCTGCGTTGTTGGTGGAGGATGCTGGGTTGCGTAACGCGGAGATCGTGTTGTCGCCGGCTCAGTTGTTGGTGAATGTGCAGGGTGTGCAGCGGGCGCGTGGTTTGGCTGTTTCGACTGATTTGAAGGATCCCGCGAAGGTGTCGGCGGCACCGTTGAATCTTGATGTTGAGATGGAGACCGGTACCGGCAAGACCTATGTGTACATCAAGACGATCATGGAGCTTCACCGGCGGTATGGGTGGTCGAAGTTCATTGTGGTGGTTCCATCGATCGCGATTCGTGAGGGTGTGAAGAAGTCCTTCGATATCACGGCTGATCATTTTCAGCAGTTGTATGGCACCAAGCCGCGTACGTTCGTCTACAACTCCAAGCGGCTGCACGAGTTGGAGCGGTTCTCCTCCGATGCTGGGGTGCAGGTGATGATCATCAACACCCAGGCGTTCAATGCCACTGGCAAGGATGCCCGTCGCATCTATGAGGTGTTGGATGATTTCCAGTCCCGCAGGCCGATCGATGTGATCGCTGCGAACCGGCCGATTCTGATCATCGATGAGCCGCAGAAGATCGAGGGTGATCTGCGGAAGGCTTCCAAGTCGTTGCAGGCGTTGGGTGGGTTCAATGCATTGTTTGCGTTGCGTTATTCGGCGACCCACAAGATCGAACGCACCAAGGTTCATCGTTTGGATGCGGTGGACGCGTACAACCAGAAGTTGGTGAAGAAGATCGCGGTGCGCGGTATAACGGTGAAACATCTGGCCGGTAGTTCTGCTTACATGTATGTGGACGGGCTGGAGATCGGCAAGGGCGCCGATTTTCCCAAGGCGCGGGTCGAGTTGGAGGTGCATACCGCTAGCGGGATCAAACGGCAGGTGAAACGTTTGAGTCAGGGCGCGAACCTGCATGACGTGTCTGGTGGTTTGGAGGCGTACCGGGGTTTGTTCGTCCGTGATGTGGATGCGAACCGCGACATCATCGAGTTGAGTAACGGCGACGTCATCGGGGCGGGTGAGATCACCCAGGATGTGACTGATGACGCGAAACGTCGCATTCAGATTCGTGAGGTGATCCGGGCTCACCTTGATAAGGAACGCGAACTGTTCGCTCAGGGCATCAAGACGTTGTCGTTGTTCTTCATCGACGAGGTCGCCAAGTACCGCGATTATGAGCGCGAGGACACACTCGGCGAGTACGCCCGCTGGTTCGAAGAAGAGTACGACGCCGTCTTACGCGATTACCTCAACCAGCTCGACTTCGATGAGGCAGCCGAACGGTATCGGACATATGTTGAGGCGATCCCGGTGCGCAAGACACATGAGGGTTATTTCTCGATCGACAAGCGGACTGGACGGCAGGTCGATGGGCGGGTGCGTAAGACCGGTGAAACTGCAGGCGAGTCTGATGACGTGGATGCCTACGACCTGATTTTGAAGGACAAGGAACGGCTTTTATCGCTCAAGGAACCGGTTCGGTTCATCTGGTCGCACTCGGCGTTGCGGGAGGGTTGGGACAACCCGAACGTGTTCGTGATGGGCATGTTGAAGAAGAGTGATAACACCACCACGCGGCGGCAGGAGATCGGTCGGGGGCTGCGGCTTTCGGTGGATCAGCATGGTGAGCGGATGGACAACCCGGTCACTGTGCACGACATCAACGAACTGACGGTGGTGACCGATGAGTCGTACACCGAGTTTGTGACCGCGTTGCAGAAGGAGATCGTGGAGTCGCTGTCTGCCAGGCCACGCAAGGCCAGCATCGACTACTTCACCGGCAAGCACATCAAGCTCGCCGATGGGTCAACCCGGGTGCTGGAGAAGAACGTCGCCCAGTTGATGTACAACCATCTGATCCGGCACAACTACATCGACGATGACGGTCTGGTCACCTCCGAGTACAAGGACGCCCGCGCCGCCGGGACGGTTGTCGCACCCACTGCGGAAGCGCTAAAGCCGATCATCGACCTGATGTGGCCGTTGGTGGATGCCCTGTACCTTGATGTTCCTACCCCGATCGATGGGCGCAAACCGAAACGGATCCCACTCAACGAAGCCAACTTCAAGAAGCGTGAGTTCCAGGAACTGTGGAACCGCATCAACCACAAGGCGGTATACCAGGTCGACTTCGACTCCGACGAACTGATCCGGAACTGCATCCAGGTGCTCGACAAATCGCTCAACGTGGCGGTGATGCAGTACGTGGTGGAAAGCGGCAAGCAGGTGGTAGGCCTCGAAGTCGAACAACTAGAGGCCGGTACCGGCTTCAAAGTCGCTGAGACCAAGGTCGAGCATTCGGCTGTCAGCGCGGGTTCTACCGTCAAGTACGACCTTCTTGGTGAAATCGCCGAGAAGACCCAGCTCACGCGTCGCACCTGCGCGGCGATCCTGACAGGTATCAACCCGAACACTTTCGCCAAGTTCAAACAGAATCCGGAGCAGTTCCTCACCGAGGCGTCCAGACTCATCAACGAGCAGAAAGCGACCGTGATCATCGAGCACCTCAGTTACGATCCGCTCGACAATAGGTACGACTCCTCAATCTTCACCGAGAACCAAACCGCTCAAGACCTGTCCAAGGCTGGCGACAAGCTGAAGAAGAGTGTCTACGAGTACGTCGTCACCGACTTGAAGGTCGAACGCTCCTTCGTCGAAAGACTCGATGTCAGTGACGAAGTGGTGGTCTACTCCAAACTGCCCCGCGGGTTCTTCATCCCCACCCCGGTCGGGGATTACAACCCGGACTGGGCAATCGCTTTCCGCGACGACACCACCAAAATCAAGCACATCTACTTCGTTGCCGAAACCAAAGGCTCGATGTCCACCCTGCAACTGAGGGGAGTCGAGAACGCCAAAATCGAGTGCGCCCGCAAATTCTTTGCAGCACTCAACGACAAGGTCGAACACAACGGCGTCAAATACGACGTGGTAGACAGCTACGACTCACTCCTCCAACTGGTTGGAACCTGACAGGCGGGTAGCTGGCTGGACCAAAGACGCCCTTCCCCGGACCAATCCGGCTCAACTGCCAGCAAGACATAGCCCGAGAACCCTGACTGAATGACTCCAACATTGGCCCGGATCGCTGGAATGCCGCTGCTGACCAAGTAGCGCTTCCCTGTCCACGGGGAAGCGCTGGCACCTCCTGAATTCGCGCAGTGGGGCACGATCCGCAACATTGAGTTGCACCACGCGACTGTATGGGCAGCTATCGATTCGCACAAGCTCGTGCTTCGCCTTCAATCAGTACCGTCGTCTTCCCCGTTGATGACTTCTAGTTTGGGTGGTGTGTGTGGGTGGTGTGTGTGGGTTGTGGGGTGGGGGTTGGATTGTTTGTAGGTCTTGGTTGTAGGTGTTTTGGCGGGTTTGGTGGTGTCGGCGGCGGTGGTGCCCACCCGGTCACCGGTCAACATACTTCGCAGAATCGAACCCAAACTAGATTGGCTTGCCCGCCCTTGGACGGCCCCAATCTGCCCGATTTCGTCGGCGTGCATGAGTGCGTGCGCGTGGCTTTTGAGGCGGTTTCGTTTCTCGTCGGCGTCCCATTCGAGGAACGCCATCATCACGCCCTCGCCGCTGCCGGGGTCGATGACGTCGGCCAGCCGGTAGGGGGTGACGTGTAGCAGGTCGTCGGCGCACGCGGTGGCCCCGCTCTTACCGCCCCCAGATGCGGCGACTAGGGCCACGGCGAGGTTCAGGGATGCGTCACTGCCGACGATGGGCGGCAGCACCACATGGGGCGGTGTTTCTGCGACGACTCGGGCGAGTACGGCCCCCAGCACAGCCCACGGCACCACTAGGCGCGAGTGGGCTGCCTGCCGGATTGCGGAGAGCGCCGGGGTGGCGCCGAACACACGCGCGGCGAGTGTGGGGGCGTCGAGGATTTCACCGGTCGCGGTGTCTATCGCGTCGGGTGTGCGCTCCAGGTGCTCGCCCTCGGCGTAGGTGTCCGGTGGGGTGTCCTCGGGTTCGCGCCCGGTTCGCGCCCGGTTCGCGCCCGTGTGCCGCCCGCGCCGGTGGGATGTGCCTTCTGCTTGGGGTAGCGCGGCTCCCGCGCCCCAGCGTCTAGCCCGCTGGCTATGGTCTTGGTCGCCTCGGTGTCGGGGAGTCCACACGCCCTAGCGGCGTCCGCCAGCACCAGCTCGGCCTCGGCGCGGTCGAGGGTGTGCAGCACTTGCCCAACGCGGAACGCGGCCCGGTTCAGGGTGTCGTTCCTCGCGCCCGGTTGGGCGGCCGCTACCTCGGCAGCTTCGTTGTCGAGGGCCCGGGCTGCCCACGCGCCCCACTGCCTGCCAGCGCCGTTGGGCGGTGCTGTGACGGTCTCCCGGCGTTCGGCTGGGCGTTGAATTGCATCGGCGTCTTTCACTGCCCAGAGCGGCAGCCACGGCCCCGCCGTAGCGTCTCCCGCGAGGTCGAGGGCCTCGGCCCACTCGTAGCGGCCGGCCCCAGCTTCGCGCCCAGCGTCGGCGTCGGCATCCCACCTGACCACGCTGGGCGGCGCGACAACGTAGCCCCCAGCGCCGCGCCAGTCGATTCCGGGCGCGAGGTTCACACTGTTCGGGCGTCCGGTCGCCGGTAGGTATGCGTGTGCGCCCCGCTTGGTGGGGGTGGTCACGAAACCGAGCGAGGGCGGCAGCGTGCCGCCCAGCAGGTCGCGCGCCCGTTGTACCGCCTCGGGGCCGTCGAGGTCGGCGACGTCCACCAGGCCCCCGGTTACCACTGCCACGTTCGCGTTCGGCCAGCGTGCCCACCACTCGCGGACCTGGTCGGCGTCAGTGGTGGCACGTTCAGGCCACTTGTTGAGTAGGGGCGTCTTGGCCCACGGTTTCAGGGGGTGCACTGCGAGGCCCTGCCCGGCGTACCACAGCGCAGCGGCGAGTAGTCGCGCGGGCTCGGGTGTGGGTGTCGGCACGCCCCCGCCGTTGGCTTGCGATATGCTGGATACGTCAACAACTCGGGAGGCCGCCCTACCGCCGGGGCGGCTTTCTTCTGTTCGCATGACTGTCACCGCCCACGCGTCGGACGGAAACAAGAGTCCAGATCATTGACGTCGATGCGCAGGATCCGCTTCAACCTATAGGCCGGGAGTGAACCGTCACGTATGAGGCGTTTGATGGTTTCGGGGTGAACACCCCAGCGTTCGGCGGCTTGCGCCGTGGACAGATACTTTTGTGCAGTCGCCTGTGTTGGCATAGCTATGTTCCCAACTTTCTGGGTCGAACGCAGCCCCTTACGTATCTTGCACTTTCCCCGTGCCGGGTCGGCTTCGCGCCGGGGGGCAAACAGTATTACCTTGTTGTGATTCGCATGCTAGCAGGCCGCCCCTGCTGCGTCAAGTGGCGACTCGTTCCACGTCACTGACGCGGAACGTAGGAACCCGCCCAGCCCGGCGAGCAGGCAGCGCACACCAAGACGTCCTCGACTTCGGGAGCGCATCGTGACGCCGCTGTGCGCCCGCTGCGGCATCGACCACGGCTCATCACCGCTGCCCGAGCCCGCATTCGACGCGCGGCCCCGTTCCCCAGGTCGCGCATGGTCCGGTTCTCTATTTGGCTGGGTTAGCTATGCCAACACCCGGTGCCAACAAACAGTAAACCCGCCGAGAACGTGTCTCAGGCGGGTCTACCGGGAACCCCACACGAAAGGAAAGACGGACGGCGGGTTCAAGCCGTCTCTAACGTCTAGTGTGCACCATCACAATGACAGCATGCTCGCCGCCGGTTTTCTCATCCCCCCAAACGTCTTATAACTCTCATATAAAGCCACTCATGAAATCATGCGTCTAGCCTTGCTCTGCTAGTCGTTTACAGGTGGTCGCATGCCACTTTCCACCCTGAGAAGTTGGAACCCCCTGATCCTCCAACGTGTCCGCAATCTTCCGCCAAGACAACCCGGCAGAACGCAAACCACGAATCAGAGCCAACGTCTCCGGCGAAACATTCGGACGACGACCCAACGGCGTACCACGAGCCTTCACAGCCTTCAACGCTGCGCGAGTCCGCTCACTGATAATCTCCCGCTCCCACTGAGCCATCGCGATCATGATGTTGGCAACCAACGCACCGTTCGGGGTGGTGGTATCGACACCCAGGTCGAGGACCGACAGGGACCAACCTTCGTTGGCAGCAATCTCCATGATGCCGGCGAAGTCCAACACCGACCGGGACAACCGATCAAGCTTGGCCACAACAAGGGTGTCGGCGTGTCCTCCTGCGAGGTCGCGGAGTGTCCGCCCGAGCTCGTCTCGTTTCTTCATCGATCCGCCTGATGCTACGTCGAAGCGTAGGTCTACGAGTTGCCAGTTGCGGCGTTCGACTTCGGTGCGGATGGATGCTTCTTGTGCTTCGAGTCCGGCCCTGCTGTCCCCTTGTTCCTCTGTGCTGACTCGCATGTAGCCGATTACCCGTTTTTGTGTCACGTTTTTACGCTCGTTCCTTACTCACTGACTGTTCGCCGGTCGCCTTTGTGATACGCTCAGGGTACACCACAACCCGACGCACTGTCGGTCCACTGGTACACACGAAAGGACAGCCGTGGACCTCTTCATCAACTCGCTACTCGACATGGCCGGCTGGGGCACGTTTGCCCTGTTCCTGGCCGCCAACGCCGCGATTGTTCGCGCTATCTGGAAGGAACCCACATCATGATCCGCCGACTGCGCCTGCGGTGGCGCGACCGCACCCACGTGCCGAAGCGTGGAACCTACCCTCTGAACCCGTTTTGGCCGTCGGCGCTCGGCGCGGTGCTCGATCGGGAAGGCCACCAACCGAGGAGGGCCGCATGATGACGTGCGCGCTCGTGGCCCTCGTGGGTGTCGCGTTCGTCGCCGGGTTCGCGTTGGCCAGCATGATTGCGAACACCGACTACGACCTGGCTGAGGTTTGGCAGGAAGGCCGTGAGGCGG